TGGACATCATTCTCGCGGCCATCCAGGCGCAGACGTCCGAGACGACCGAGGAGGACTCAGCGGAAGACGTCGCACCCGCACCGGTACCGGGAGCCGAGATCATGAAGGGCAGAAACGGCGTCAACTTCGCACGCCTCGAGGGCGAGAACCAGGCGCTCAAGGCGCGGCTCGACAAGCGCGACGCCGACGACAAGCGCAACACCGACGTCGCCGAGGCGCTCGAGCGTCTCGAGGGGCGCCCGCTCGGCTCCGACCTCAAGCTCAGGCTCGCCACCTTCCACAAGCGCGCCAAGGGCGACGCCGTCCTATTCAAGGAGTACGTCGAGACCATGGCTCGCACCGCCGGCGAACTCGCCGACGACGACAGCGCGGGTGCGGCATTTGCCTCGCAACCGAAGACGCCATCGGTCGCGATGAGATTCTCGAGCCTCGGCACCGATGCCGTCGAGAAGGCGGCAGGATTCGCGCGCGAACACCAGCACGGCTACCGCGGCCGCGCGACCGAGGAGTCTTACGTCACGATCAACATGAGGCGCGCCGGCTTCGAGCTCGCCGCCTCATAGTCCACAGCACAACCCCGACCAGGAGCTCAACCAATGGCCGACCGCACCACCAACAAAATCTACAGCACTAGCGGCGCTGACCGTTTTCCGGTCCCGATCGCCAACGGTGAGTCGCTCCCGATCGGTACTCTCGTCCAAGAGCAGAGCGGGTTCGCCAACCACTACGACGGGACCAACATGATGTTGGGTATCGTCGTTGGTGGTGAGAACACCAACAGCAGCGGGGTACCCGTAGGCGACACGAGCCTATCGCCCGACCCGACCGTCTACATCGACACGACCGGCCCCGTCCTCATGGGCGTCCCAGTCGCCAGCGCGGCCGCGGTCGGCGAGTATGTCTACTGCGACGACTCCGACTTCGACAACGCGACCGTCACGCAACCGACTACCGACGCCCCGATCGGCACCGTGATAGGCTGGCGCTCGGCGAGTGATTGCGACGTCAAGCTCTTCTCGATGATCGAGCACCGTCTCGGCACCGACGCCGCGGCGACGCCCGGCACCAGTTGGGTCTAGCCACCCGCCCACGATTCAACCCCACGACTCAGCCAGGAATTTAGATCATGAGAGCCAACGCTTCCCAAGTCCTCGCGAATGGACTCCGAACAGAGTTCTGGGACACCTACGCGGCCGTCAACAACCGCGTCGCCGATTCCCGACTCTCGCAAGTCATGAACCTCAGCGTCGGCGCGGACAACCGTGACCACGACTTTGGCTACTTCGAGAGCTCCCCGCACTTCGACCTCTGGAAGAGGGGCGGCGAGATCAAGAGCAAAGCCATGGACTCGGTCAGCTTCAACGTGCCGGTCTACGAGTGGGGCCGTCGCGTTCCGTGGCTCAAGTGGGACAAGGACGACGACCGCACCGACTCGCTCATGGACGTCGCACGCCAGGCCGGCGCGAGTGCCGCGAAGCTCCCCGAGCGGATGTTCTTCGACTTGATCCAGAACCAGACCACGATACTCCCCGCGGTGCCGACGGCGCCCGACGGCGCGGCCATGTTCGCGACCACGGATGCCGGCGGTTCAAACCGTTTCGGTGTAGCCCTCGGCAACCTCCTCTCCGGTACCGCAGGCGTTAACGCGGCCAACATCCTCACGGACTTCTACGGCGCGATCGAGCAGTTCATGCTCTTCGAGGACACCGAGGGCCAGCCGCTTCTCGGCGACGACCTCATGCGCCAGCCGTTCGTCATTATACACCCGGTCGCATCCACAAATGCGTTCGAGGAGGCGTTCTTGCAGAAGCAGCAAGACGGCGGAAGTCAGGCGAGCGTTTCCAACGTGGTTGCGGACACCGCGAAGCGCGTAACGCTCTGGCCTTCCCCGCGTCTCGACTCGGTCGACACCCGCGACTGGTACATCTTCCTCGGCGCCCCGCCCAAGGAGCCGACCTTCTTCCTTGACCGCGAGGGCGTGCAAGAGCAGACGAGCCTCATGGAGGACAACAATTCAGACCTCACGCGCAAGTCCGCGGAGGAGAGCATCCAATGGTACTCTCGCTCCGGCGCGGGGATTGCCCTCCCGTACGGCGCGATCAAGGTGACCGTCGCATCCTAGCGCCGCCTCGCGGCCTTCGTGCTACGATCACGGCCGCGAGCTCGTCGAGCTCGCGGCCGTTTTCACTTCCCCCCTTCGTCCTTTTTAGTCCAGCAAGACCCGCCAGGAGGCGGCTATCTCATGACCAAGACGACCACGATCGACCCGTCGGAATTCACTCCCGACTTCGATAACATCCCCGGCGACTTCACGGCGGTCGAGTTCCCCTTCTGGCTCGGCGTCACCGCCGACTGCCCACGACACTCGATCGACATCGCCGGCTTGCACTTCCCGGCCGCCAACGAGCGCATCGTCAAGAACGAGACGACCGGCAAGCAAGTCCGCGTCCCCGAGCACGGGACGCTAAACTTCACCGTCACCCGCCAGCACGTCGAGGCGCTCCGGCGCGACCTCAAGCGGTTCGTAGTACGGTTCAGGGATCACCCCGCGGTGACGAACGACGGCACCGGCGAGAACATCGGCGACCCGGTCGAGCGGGCTCGCCGCGGCAAGCTCATCAAGATCCCGACGCAAGAGCAGATCGACGCTTCAGTCAAGAGCGGCGGCCGTGCTTTCAAGCCCTACATCAAGCAGCCAGGCGACCGACCGGCCGCCGACTACATGTACTTCATTCACGTCCCCGACCGCGTTCGCGGCCGAGAGATCCGCACCATCTCCGAGACCGGAATCGTCTGGCCCGAGGAGCTCGCGGAGATCGACGAAATCCTCAGCTAGGACACCAAGCCAATGGTAGCGTTTCCGACCGAGACCGAAGTCCAAACCAACTGGAAGAACGCCGTCGCGATCCTCGAGGATACTCGCGAGTACATCGACGACATACTCGCCGACGGCTCCGGCAAGTGGGACACGCTCGCGCAATCACTCGCCGGTAATTACATCCCGACGGAGCTCTCTAACTTCCTCGCGTCTTTCCGCGCGCAATGCTCGGTCCTCATCGACTCTAACCAGGCGCTCGCCGTCATGGAGCCTATCCTTCTCGACTACGCGGCGACCCTGGCCGACAGCGCGACCGGCGGCTACGGCTCCGGTTTCCGGTCTCCCGAGGAAATCTTCGCGGCCCTCTACGAGTGGCTCGACGCCAACAGTGACACGATAGCCGAGCGCGCCATCACGTACACTGCCGTAACCAAAGACTCCGGCGCGGCAGGCAACGCGGTCGTCAACCGGCTCACCAAGGACCGCAAGGCGTACAACCTCGAAGCCTGTCACGTCGAGAAGAAAATGATCCGATGCATCGCCGATCAGAATACCGGCGTGCAGGAGTGGGCGGAGAGCTTCGAGATCACCGGCGAGACGGCGAGCTTCGACGCCGTCCTCCGCGGCGAACGTGGGAGCGGTGACGCCTCGCGCACCGTCATCCGCGCCAAGCACGCCGGCAGCGGCGCCGGTGGCTCCCTACTCAACAACTCGAGCTTCTCCGACTTTACGGCGTCGGTGACTAGCGCGGAGCAGTTCGACCAGTGGACCGAGACGATCGTCGGCGGCGCGACGACCGACTTGACGCAAGACACGACCAACTACTACCGGTCGCACCCCAACGCGAGTACCAACGGTAGCGCCAAGATGGCGCTCAACGCCGCCGCCGAGAGCATCACGCTCAAGCAGACCTTGACCAATATGCGCGTCAGCCGCTTCGATCCGTCGACCCCCTACTTCCTCCGCGCTATGTGGAACCGCCAGATCGGTTCCGGCGTTGACGGCACGGTGTCGCTCAAGCTCGGCGGGAACTCGGCAGTCACCGCAACCGTCGCATCCCAAACCGGCTGGCAAGAGCTCGTCATCCCGTTCGACGAGACATGCTGGCCCGAGGGCTTCAACGAGGACGGCCTCGATATAGAGATATCATGGACGACAGGCGCGGCCGGCGGTGGCTACGTCCTCTTCGATGATTTGATCCTGGCGCCGTGGGATCTAGTGGACGGCACCTACTGGCTCGTCACGCACAACGCCGGCGTGCCGGCGCCCAACTTGCGCGACGACTTCTACTACACCGTCGACACCGGTGGCGCGGCCGGTACCGGGAAGCTCCAGTATTGGTGCTGGGTTTCCGGCCTCGGCTACCTCCCCGCCGGTGGCACTCCAACCATTGCAGACCCGGCCTAGATCATGACAGCATCCGCCCTATGGACGTCGGTCGTCGCCAACTACCCGAGCGAGGGCCTCATCGACCTCACCAACCCGCGAGGCAACGAGGCCACCGCGGTCGACACCACGTACGGCGAGAGCGCGGCGCAAGAGGTCATCGACCTGTTCCCCGTCTACGCTCAGGCAACCTACGACGCCAGCGACGCCCAACACGTAGCGGTTGGCCGGCGCGGTGTCATCGCGGTCCTCTTCGAGCGCGGCGGCACGAGCTCGACCGTCTCCGAGATCGAGTGGAAGGCCGTGTTCGGTGAGACGCCGCTCATGGAAGGACTGAAGCGGACCGAGTCAAGAGCGCGCCAGGCGCCGAGTTCCAACTCCGGCGTCCGTCAGAAGTCCGAGCTAACGAGCTCCGGCAAGCGCGTCCGCGGCTGGTCCGACCCCGAGAGTCTCCCCCGAGGCCGGAGCTATCTGCCCAGGAGAACTATAGCCGAGGATTGGTAGACCGACATGACGCGCGCGACCTTCAAGAAGGGCAACAAGCTCGAACGATGGGAGCGGAACCTCGAGAACCCGCGGCGCGCGCTCAAGCAGATCGGCGCCATCATGGTCGCGGAATCTCAACGGGCATTCCGCGAGCAGAAGCACGGCCGCGACAAGTGGGACGCGCGAGCGACGCCCAACGTCTACGGCATCATCGCCGACTTCGCCCAGGGCGCGAAGAGCCCCAAGAAGAGACGCTTCGACTCACGCCCGGCACTCAAGGATACCGGCCGTCTATCGGCCTCGATCGCGGCCAAGGTCTACGGCCGCTCGGTTGTCATCGTCGGTAGCAACCTCGAGTACGCCGGCGTGCTCCAAGAGGGCGGCCCGATCGAGTCCGAAACCATCTCCTCGGCCGTGCAACGCGCGCTCTGGAAGTGGTTGAAGCCCAAGGGCAAGGAGCTCAAGAAGCAACTCGGCTTCCTCCTCAACCGCAAGTACACCGGCGAGACGCTCAAGGGCGAGGTCGAGCCGCGGCCGTTCGTCGGCATCACCAAGGACACCATCGAGGACGTTCGCGAGATCGTCGGCCTCGAGCTCATGGAGGCCCGATAGTATGACCACCCCCAGGACTTCGAGCGTCATCCGCGCGCCTGGCGTCGTCGTCGCCAATCCCTCCGATCTCACCGACCCCGACGGTGACCAGACCTACGGCACCGGTGTCATCCTCGGCAAGACGCGCGCCGTCGCGCTCGTCGGTCTCGGCACGTTCTACGGCGTCGAGTGCGAGGGCCTCGGTGAGTATTCCGACTGGCTCGAGGCGAACAACCGATACATCGTCAACCTCTTCCTCCGCGGCTGGGACAAGGACGCGGTCGAGCAGACCCTCGCCGGCGGCTACGCTCTCGGCGCGACCACCGGCCGACCGGTCTGGACCGAGCCGGGCACCAAGACGCCCGGCGAGTCAACTCTCTCGCGCGCCAAGGTCTTCCTCTTCGCGCCCGACGACACGATCTACCACCCGGCGCTTATCATCCGCCGCGGGATCCCCGACTTCGCCGACGGCGCCGAGCTCGCTTTTCAACGCGACGAGGAGCTCGGTCTCAACATGACCGTCGAATGCCTCCGCAATGGCTCAGGTAAGATCCTCGACCTCGGAATGCTCGAGGACTTGACGCTATGAGATACCCCTTCCGACGCCCTGCTCCCGACCCGGCTCTCGAGATCGAGCTCACCGAGGAGTCCTTCGACCGGTGGCTCCGAGCTCAACGCCCGCCCTTCGAGTGGTTTCTCGGCCAGCCCGAGGACGTTCAAGAGGCCCTGGCGGCTCGAGGTGACCGCTACGTCGAGGACTGCAACGTCGCGCTCGGCTACGCGGCCCTCGACCCAACCCGCGCACGGCTTGGCCTGGCGCTCGAGGACGGCGACGACGACGCCGAGGCCGAGCTCGCCATCCTCAACGCCCGCACCCTGGCCGAGGCGATGGGCGCCCAGACCGCTCAGAACTCCCCGCAAGCTCGCCAGCCGAGCGCCCCCTCGTCCTTCGTCGGAGTCTCCAAGCGACGGGAGGAGGCCCAGGAGGCCCGCGAGACGGCCAAGGACGAGGCCGGCCTCACCCCGAGGCTATTCGGGCGCAAGCCCTCGAGGGGTGTCGGCTCATGAACGCCCGCCAAATGGCCCAGCAGATCAAGCACGAGCTCGAGCTCGCAACCTGGCCCGAGGGCGCCGCCGGCTTGATCTTCGGCGACCGCAAGGTCTTCATCGCCGCGAGCATCCCGACCGAGGACGAGCTCCCCGGCACCTTCCCCTTCGCCCTCGTCAGCATCGAGGGCGGCACCTCCGACCCCGACGACCCGAACCTTCTCGAGCAGAGCTTCGGAATCGTCACCGTCCAAGACTCCCAAGGCGGCCGCATGGGCGAGGGCGCCCTCATCGGCGGCGCGCAATCCGTCTTCGGCAAGAGCGCCAACCGCGGCGTCCTCGAGCTCACCGACCAGGTCAGGCGCGTCGTCGGCAACCTCACCGGTGCCGACGGTGCCGGTCTTCGCGTCCAAATGACGGCCACCGGCGCGCCGGCCAAGCTCGGCCGCGGCCGGCATATGGCGATCGACGAGTCGACCGTCACCGGTTGGGTCACGGCGTCGCCGAGCTACGCGGCCCCGGTCAAGGTCACGACCGGCAGCACGTTCACGTACACCGGCGGCACCGCGGCCGTCCGCGGCCATTGCTCCGGCGTCTTCGACTTCGTGCAATACGCGATCGGTTGCAAGGCCGGCTCCTCGCCGGCGACCGACTACCACGACTTCGACAGTATTGCCGTCACCGGCACCGACGAGAGCCTCACCTTCACCCCGGCCGTCGGCCAGACCTACTCGGTCGTCGCGGTCTACGGCCGCTCCGCTTCCTTGATCGAAGGCTCGAGCCCGCCCGACCTCCCCGGCGTCTTCTACTCGTCATGAGCGACGACATCGTCATCACCCCCCGGATACAGCAGCGCAGCGATCGACCCGCGCAACGTCGAGCCCGCGAAGAGCGTCGGACTCAGCGCACCAAGCAGAAGAAACGGAAGCTCCTGAAGCGGATGCGTCAGTCGAAGACGCTCCGCAAGCTCCAAGGCGGCGGCGCCCGGCGCGGAGCTCACGCGGCCGGCAAGGCCGGCGGCCTCCTCACGGGTGCGAGCAAGCTCGGCATCAAGGGCGCGAGCCGCCTGGCCGGTCCCGTCGGTGTCGCCTTGCTCCTCTACGACGCGATTAGCTACGCCGGCGGCGCCGTCAGGCGCGCCGAGGGCGGCATCTCCGGCCGGCTCCTCGACGCCCAGGATCAGAACGACATCTACGGCCTCATGGATGAGCAAGCGACCGCGGCGTCGAACACGCGCGGCCTCATCGAAGGCGACCCCGACCTGCTCGAGATCATCGGCGCCGAAGGACGCATAAATTCGCAGATCGCCAAGCTCGGCGCATGGTTCAAGGAGCGCGAGACGGCGCGAGCGATCGGCGCCGACATCATCGACCGGGAGCCTGGCTTCGACCATCTCGAGAGCGTCCTGGACAAGGCGATCGATAACGCCATGGTCGCTCTAAAGAGCGACGTAGACGGCGCCATCGACGCGGTCAAAGAGTTCTTCGGCGGCAGTACGAAGGCAAGTGGACGATGAGCAAGAAGGCAACCGTCAAGGTCAGGCTCGACACGCGCGGCGCCAAGGCCGACCTCAAGGGCCTCACCAAGGAAGGCGAGGCCACGGCCGCGCGCGTCAACAAGGACGTCGGCGGCTTCGGCCGCGCGGCGACGATGGGCGCGGTAGCTGGCGCCGGCTTCGGCCTGGCTCAACGCGCCGCGTCGCGCGTCGCCGGCTTCATGCCCGACGTCATTAGCGAGGGGACCGCCGGCTTCCGCGCCAGGATCGACGACTTCCTCGGCGGTGGCGATGCGCGAGCCGCTCGAGGAGCTCGCGAGGACACCAAGGCGGCTTGGTCCGAGATCGTCGGCCGGATGAAAGACCCGACGGTTACGCCCGAGATCCGCAACTACTACAACAACGTCAAGGGACTCAAGGAGATCACCGAGCGCGGCAACACCGCCCTCGACAAGGAGCTCGGCGGCGACGTCATCAAGGACGCCTTCGAGGGCATCACCAAGACGATCACCGACGGCTTCCAAACCATCGTCAAGGCGCTACCGATCGGAGGCAAATGAACACCGACGCGAAGATCAAGGTCGGCGTCGACACGCGCAAGGCCAAGAGCGACCTCAAGGAGCTCCACCGCGCCAAGGCCCAAGGCCGGAAGAAGGTCGGCGCGGTCGCGAAGAGGTCCTCGAGCATGGCGACCCGCGCCTTTGCCTTCACCGGTGGCGCGGCCGTGCTCGGCAAGTTCAACGGCGCGAGTTCTAGCGGCAACGTCGACATCTTCGACGAGGCGCTCGTCCCGATCTACGCGGCCGCCCAAGCCGCGACCGACAAGGCCGTCGGCTTCTCGGCCGCCGGCCGGCGCACCGCGCGCGAGCGCACCAAGGCCGCCTTCGCCTACCACGTCGGCAAGACCGGCGAGATGAGCGGCGCGCTCGAGTTCAACAAGATCGCCGACCGTAGCGCCCAGGATCAAGAGAGCGGCCGCAACCTACTCCGACAGGATCCACGCTTCCTCGGCCCCGATCTCGAGGAGGCCAGCAAGGCCGCGCTCAAAGGGCACGCCGAGCTCTTCCTCAAGAATCTCTACGCCGTCAACCCGCTCAAGCTCCTCGCGCAGGGCTTCGACTATGTCGCGACGAGGCTAACCTCATGAGTGTCACCAACCCGATCACGATTAGCTACGCCGGCCTCACCGCCGGCGGCTCTTCCGGCACCTACCAACTCCTCGGCCCCTACGTCCTCGAGCGGACCTACCGGTCGCTCCGGTGCGTCTTCGACGTCATCATCGTCGCGAGCTCGATGGCGTCCTTGCAGAGCTCGAGCGACACGCTCGAGACCGAGATGCGGAAGCGCGACGACGACCTCACGGTCGACCTCGGCGGCTCCTCGTGGGACTTCGTCAACGACCTCGACTACTTCAACCCGGTCGGCTCGTGCTCCAAGAGCGGCGACTCCGAGACCGACCGCGGCTTCTCGCGGTCCTACACTTGCGTCGTCGAGGCCGAGCTCGCCAGCGACATCCCGGCGACCGGCCTCCTCGAGATCCGCTACGCGGTCAACTACGACGTCAGCAAGCGCCGCCTCGTCTCGATCGAAGGGAGCTACACGCCGGCCGGCGGCTCCGATGCGATCTCGAGCTACGAGAGCGACGGCGATACCGTTTGCAACGCCTTCCTCTCCGCGCTCTCGCCGAGCGGCACCTTCGAGCTCGTCGAAGAGGACCACGACCAGGACCGGAACACCGCCAACGTCAACTTCGCCCGGCAATACTCCGAGCTCATCTTCAACCAGACGAGCGGCACGCTCGACGACACCGACATCGTCGACCATACGGTCATCTTCACCGATCTCAGCCAGCACCCGGCCGACTCGCGCGAGGGCCTCCACCGGCTACGCCGCGTCGTCGGCTCCTACCAATGCGGCCTCGACATCCGCGAGAGCACCGACCTCTACGCGCTCTTCGACAACAAGGTCAAGGACTACGTCACCGAGATATTCGAGAGCAACTACTCGCCCCAGGTCTTCGCGATCGAGGACCGCAAGATCGCATACGACGAGACGACCAAGCGGCTCTCGGTGTCGATCCAGTTCCTCTACCAGTCCACCGACGGCGAGAACGTCATCGAGATCACGCAATCGGTCGCCTACCGCGAATCGCGCACGATCGACTACACGCCGACGCACGAGGCGAGCGAGCTCTCGCTCTACGCCGATGTCGGTTGGGCAACCATCGAGCGCATCTGGACGAGGACGGCCGTCGTGCTCGGCGACGAGATCCCGCAACGCCGCATCGGCAAGGTCGCGAGCTACTCCGAGGTCGGCGAGTTCGACAACATCGGGAGCATCCGCTTCGCGGCCGGCAAGGGCGTCAGCCAAGACGGCTGGAACATCATGAGCAACAACTCCCAGGTCTCCGAGCAATGGATCGGCGACCCGAGCGACGGGCAGACGCAAATCAAGCTCTCGACGATCACCGAGACCGTCGTCGAGCGGTACCACGAGAAGCCAGGCGTCAGCACCAGGAGCGGAGGCTAGACCATGGGCGACTTGAAACCCCCCAAGCTCACCTACGGCGGCGTCTCGGTCGCGGCCAACGGCCCGACCGGCTGGCGTTTCACGACCGGCACCCGGCCGAGCTCGACGACGTTGACGGTCCACAAATCAATATGGGAGTCGAAGCTCAAGGGCAAGCTCGGCGAGGATCTCGACCTCGCGATCACCGACTCGCGCGGTGAGAACATCACGATCAAGAAGCTCACGCTCATGCAAGTCGCGCCGAGCGGGAGCCCGCACCGCGTCGCCTTCATCGTCTCCGATCTCCGGTGGCGGTGGCAGTACCCGCTAATCTCCCGCGACTACAACGTCCCCAAGAAGACCGGCGACCGCACCGCGCTCCTCGACGTCCCGCAAAAGGGCTTCCTCACCGAAGACCTCTACGACTTCAAGAGCTTCAGCCTACTCGACGGCGAGGAGGTCTGGACCGCGCAAGCGGCCCTCGAGGACGTCCTCGAGCAACTCCAAGACGAGACCAAACACTTCCGCAAGGAGATCGCGAGCTTCCCGATCGACGAGCAGTACAGCGGAGGACAACGCGAGTTCACGTTGCAAAACGTCGTCCTCCGCGACCAAGGCGACGTCGCCCTCTCGCGGCTCCTCTCCTACATCCCCGGCGCTACCTTGTGGGTCGACGCGCAGGGCACCGTCAAGGTCATCAACGGCGCCGACCTCGGCGCGACCGAGGCATACTTCGACAAGCTCCCCGTCGCGACCTACGACGGCGAGAAGGCCGTCATCGTCGAGCGCAAGAAGCTCCGGCCCAAGAAGATCGTCGTCCACTACCAACGCGAGGTCGAGCTCCTCCTCGAGTACGAGGACGACTACAGCGGCAACACGCAGACGCAACCCGTCTTCAAGCGGCCCTACATCGAGAACGTCATCCAGACCGTCGACGACGAGACGACGGTCACCGAGTACGACCCGATCGCGCGCAAGAGCGTCACCAAGAACAAGCTCCCGCCTGGCACTTGGGTCGAGTTCAAGGCATGGCTCGCGGCGATGGACAAGGACCGGCCGCCCAACTCCGACCCGTGGACCTTCGAGACTATCAAAATGCACTGGCTCGCCGGCGACCTCGACGGCGCCCTCGGTGCCGGTGGCAAGGATCTCGACGAGGACGCGAATATCTCGATGCGGATTCAGGCGCTCAAGCAACACTTCCGCCAGAGCTTTCGGATCAACCGGCTCCTCGTCGACAGGACGCGCGACTTCATCAACCTCCGCGTCGGCTTGCTCGACCCCGTCACCGGCACGCGCGCGCCGAGCTCGGTTTGGGGACAGGCGTGCATCATCCCCTCGACGAAGGGGAAGATGATGACCAGGCGCAAGAACGCGCAAGAGTTCTTCATCTACCGCAACGTCGACTACCTGGCGCCGAGCAAGAACGCGAAGAAGAACCGGATCATCGAGACGTCACCCGGCCCGACGAAGGTCTCCATGATCGACCGCGACCTCGGCATCTTCCGGCTCGACTGGATCGTCTCGCCCTACGGCACCGAGCAGAGCTTCGTACCTTGCCACGTCGAGAACGAGAAGACGAAGAAGCCAGGCTCGCCGACGCGCGACATGCAAAAGCAAGACGACCAACCGATCGGCCCCGGCATGAAGATCGAGAGCGGCACCAACGGCATCTTCCTCGACGCCAAGCTCGAGTACAAGATCATGCTCTCGATCGTCCCCGGCGCGCCGAACAACAAAAACACCTTCCACAAGGAGGAGATCACGGCCGAGGACGTCGAGAAATTCACCGAGGGCGACTGGCGCATCGGCAACGGCGAAGGCCCGACGCTCGAGGTCTTCATCCCGCCGACCGAGGCGACGGCCCGCTTCGCGCACCGACGCGATAGCCAGGCGGCCGACACGATCGGCTTGCTCCTCGGCCTCGACAAGAAGGATCCGCTCGACGCCGGCATCGAAGGCCGCGAGCTCGACGGCTTCCTCCTCGAGAACGAGCAACGGGAGCTCTGGAGCCACTCGAGGGCGGTGGCGTCCGAGCTCTACGCCAGCTTCGCCGATTCGCTCCAAGGCCGCGTCTCTACGGTCTTCCGCGCCAACGGCTTCGACATCGTCGGCAACACCACGGCCGTAACCCTTGCGGCGGCCGCGGCCCCGTCTGGTAAGGTCCAGGCGATGCACGAGTTCCCCGGAGTCCAGAAGCCTATCTCGAGGATGGCGCTCATGAGCGAGAGCGCCCGCCAGGTCATGCTAGGGATCGTCCGCTTCCGAGGAGAATCATGAGCAAGGGCTTCACCGACTGGACCGACCTCGGCATCTTCCCGCTTCAAGACGTCGAGGCCGACGTCCCGCTCGGCGTCAGGATGGCCGTCGCCGGCGGCCGCGTCGCCTCGAGGCCCGACCCCGGCGGCGCCGGCGGCCCCAAGCTCACCGAGCTCGCGCGCGAGCACGGCCTCGGCACGCTCGGCGACTTGCACCCCTGGCTCTTCTGGCAGACCAAGGAGCGCGAAAAACGCGCGATGGGTTCATGGTCGATGTTCTGGGGTGCGATCGTCAACGACGGCGCCACCGGTGGCGGCCGCTACGCGGCGAAGCCGAGCAAGCTCC